GTCTTCCTCTCTCCTATCCTTTTTTCGCAATCGGCCTAATTGCAACTTCTTATCTTTAAGTGGCAAAGCGATACTACCATAACAAACGGCAACTGGCGCAAGACTTGGGCGTTTCTGCGCGTCGTTTAGACCAGATGCGGGCGGAATACCCAGATGCACCTCCACCAATAGCAGATGGCCGTTACGACATAGAGTTATGGCGTGAGTTTTTCAGGAAACATGGATTCGGGAAGCTGGATGAGACAATGCCGGACCCCGAAGGCGAAACCGAAAGCGCGAACGTCTCGCGTCATTCCAGCTTGTCTGATATTAAAAAGGCAACAGCGTTTCAGGATTTCCGGCTAAAGGAAATCAAAGCCGACCTCGAGAGCCAAAAGGCGATAAGAGTTGACGACCTAGAGCAGCACCTTGGAGGATTACTTGCAGCCGTGCAGAACGGAATGGACGCTTTTCCCGATAGAGCCGCGCCGATGGTGCAGGGTTTTAGCGACGTTCCCGAAATTGCGAAGATTCTACACGGCGAAATGCAATCAACGCTAGGGCAGCTACAGCTTGCGGACTTTGAACGAGCGATTGAGGAAACGCCGGAGCACCTAAAAGCCGAAGTGCTGGCAGCGTTAAAGCGGATTGGCAACTTTTACCTCGAAAGAACGGAGCTTGTGGACAGATGACGGAATACCGCAATCCAGTTGAAATCCTAAAGCGAATCCTGCGCGACATTATCCGCCCTCGTCCGTTGCTGCGTTATTGGCAGTGGGCAGACAAGCACGTTTTCATCCCGCCGGAAGCAAGCGGGCCAATTCCCGGCAAGCTCAACACGGGCAGGTTTCCCGTTTTTCGCGGGCTGTTTGATTTAGCGCAGCAGGGGCATGTGCATTTCATCACGCTTTGCGCCAGCATTCGCGTAGGCAAAACGCTGTTCTCGATTATCCTGATGCTTTATTGGCTCGCAGAGAAAGCTGGCAGCGTGGTATGGCTTGACCCTAGCGGAGCAAGCGCGAAAAAGGTTAGCAAATCAGAAATAGACCCGTTCATTCAGCTATGCGAGCCTGTTAAACGCCTTGCTATTTTCAGCCGGACAACGTGGACGGCACTTTGGAAGACATTTAAGGGCAAAATCCTCCGCTTTGTTGGCGCGGGCGAGGAAGCGAACCTGCACGGATTCAACGCGGAGTGCGCGGTGATAAACGAGTTCGATTCATGTAAGCAGGCCGTCATAAAGAAATCGGCAGCGAGCGACGGGAAAGAGGATTCATCCAGCGCGGACAAGATAATCGGACGCACGCAATTATTCCCGTTCACGCGGAAAGTAATTGAGAACAGTTCACCGCGGCAGGCTGGCGAGTTCTCACCTATTTGGCAGAGCTTTCTACGTGGATCTCAACACTACTGCTATTTGCCTTGTCCGCATTGCAGCGCAGCGGCGAAAGAAAAAGGCGAAGCAAAGCCGATGCCGGAAGTGTGGCCTGTCGGATGGAGCGAGGAAAGTAAAGACCCATTCCTGACGGGCTGGCAACGATTGGTTTTCTCGAATGATTCGGTTTACTCGCCAGCGCATTACGTTCCATTTGACCACGACCTAATGCCAAGCAAAGAGCTTGTGATGGAAAAGCTAGGCCAAGTGAACTTTGAAAAAGCAGCAATCTGGAAAACAACCGTAGCACAATGGGATGCCACGCAAACAACGCGAGTTCGGACAGGCTACGACTTTGATAAGGTGGAATCATGCACGGCTTACGAGTGCGGGCATTGCGGAAAACATATCGAACAACAATCACTTCGGTGGATGTTGAACCGTTATCGCTGGCAGGCGCATAATCCCGAAGCACCAAAGGACCGAATCTCCGCGCACATCTGGCGAGGCTATGCACCGCCGGAATTAGGCGGCGGCTGGAATACGATTGCAAAGGCGTTTCTCGAAAGCAAGGGCGACATTGGTAAGCTAATTACGTTTACAAATATGTCCCTCGGCCTGCCGTTCATTCGCGCAGGCGCAGCGATTACAGAAACGGACATTGACCGCGTTCTTTCCCGCACTCCGATGCGCTACGTCAAAGGCCAGCTTCCACGCAAGCCGGAAATGCTGACGATTACAGCGGACAAACAGAAAGACCATCTGTATTACGTCATCAGAGCATGGGGCGTTATGTGGGAACATCCTGACCAACCTACGTGGAGCGCACTTGTTGACTGGGGGACGGTCTTTTCGATGGATGAACTTACGCAGCTTGCAGGCGAGAAGCCGGACGCGAGCGGACGTTATCGCACATTTAGCTACAAGGAAGGCGAGCAGACGTTTGAGTTTAAGCCAATCGCCGGGCTGATAGATTCGGGCAATGACCAAGACGTTGTTTTCGAGTTTTGCCTAAAACGAACGCGCATTTTTGACCCGTATCGCGGCAGCGGACCTATCCAAACGAAGTGGAACAAAATCCGAATGGGCAAGGTTTACGATGACCAGCTTGACTTGTGGCTATGCTGGAGCAGCCACTACGCCGAACGATTGTATTGCGATTGCATCAAATACGGGCAAGCTGGCGGTGACACGGTTTATTGGTGGCTTCCCGTTGATATTGATGATGACTACAAAGCGCAGTTGTGCGACGAATACAAGGACCACGGCGAATGGGTTTCTCGGCGGAAAAATAACCACCTTGGCGACTGTGAGAAAATGCAGCTTGTGATTTCAGAGCTAGTAGAGAACCGCTTGACACAGTTAAAGGAAAAACGTAAAGGACAGAAAACAGAAACATGAGGGACCACGACACTAGCGATGACCCGCAGGCGAGCTATATTCAGCACATGGAGCTGGATTCACCGCTTGACCTCGCGCATGAGCCTTTCGCTGATTGGTGCGGGCCTTTGCCGAAAGACCATGAGCAATGGTATGAATTGACGCGGGAGCTTTTAGAGCGAGGGCTTGAACAAATAGAAATTGGCGGCACCGATTCGCGGAGAGTGGCAATGGAGATGTTACGTGTTATGGCGAAAGATACAGACAGAGAGTTTAAGATTCGCGCAACTTTATACGGCAGGCTTCTGGGAATAGAAGGGCGAAGTCTTGCAGAGATTGGCGAAGATATAGGGCTTTCACGCGCTTCAATTTCACATACATACAGACAAATAAAGGCACTTCATCCCGGCATTTCAAATCCAGCCGATAAGCCGGAAGATTATTGCACGACGGCTGCACTTCGCAGGCAAGGCAAGCTAAAGAAAAGAGAGCGCACAAAACACAAGCCGGATTACTCAAAAGTAAACGTGGTAATTATCGGAGGAAAATAAAAACTATGAAAACAGCAATATATTACGACAGATGGAACAGATGCTTTCGTGAAGTTGAGCCTACTAGCAACAACGCATTTGAAACAAAGCAGCAAGCCATTGACGCATACAGGCACGAAATGGAGCTTCATATCGTGCGATTAAAGGGCGACATTATTGACGCAGCGCAACGACTTTCCAGAACCGAAAAAGAGCTAGAATTTGCCGCGCTTTTAACGCCGCAATCACGCGATGCTTTGCCAACTATCAAAAAACTATGAGCAACCAACTAACCCTTTCATTTTATGACGACCAGCATTTGAAAAAGATGCCGGAGACTGAAATCATGGCTGCTATTTTCGGCAAATTTGAACCGCTGGAAAAACAAATCATGCCCGCAGCAATGGCAGCAATCGGAACCGCTATCCAAAGCACGGCAGGAATCGGGCAGTTAATTGAGGAACTTTATCAAAGGCACAAAGGCGCGAAGTGGGAAGAAGTCTATTCACGTTTCGGCTTCCCGTTTTCTATTGTGCAAGCGAACCGCTTTCGGCAGCAATGGCTCAACCGTGACCGTGTAATTAACGCCGCAGAGCCTACGCCGCTCGCTTTAACAAACGCATACAGGCACGCGGAACTTCTGCCAGAGCCGGAACCGCAGCCGAAAAGCGATTTGCCACCGCCGCCGTTCAAGCTCACTTTTTCGTTTGACACAGCCCGCGACTTCGCTACATGGGGCCGTGAAAATGTTATTGACTTTCTAACGAGAACAGAAAAAATCGAACTTCTACGCATGAAAGCTAAGGCTTTTATTGCGGCAAATAAATAACCAAACAAAAACATGAGATTCACTAAAAAACAGGTAGTAGAGGATTATAGCCGCCGTTTCCCGAACATTGGAAACCGAACGCTTGCCAATGTAATCTTGAAAAAAGAGAAGGGGCTTTTCCCTTCTTTTGATGCGGCATATACGTCCGTGCGTAGAGTAAGGGGAGCACACGGAGACGACCGCAGAAAGCACGCGACAGACTTAAAGCCATTGCGCTTCATTGAGCAAATGCCAGCGAGCAAAGCCGAAGTGCGAGAAGATTTCCTGATCGAAGGAAAAGAGCGCGTTCTCGTCTTGTCTGACATTCATTTCCCACATCATTCGACCGATGCGCTAAAGGCTGCGATTAAACACGGCGAGAAAATCAACCCCACTGTTGTCTATTTGAACGGCGACACCGTGGAAAATTACGCTCTCAGCCGATGGGAGCCGGACCCACGTAAACGCGACCTTGCCGAAGAAATCGAAATCACGCGCCAAGGTTTGCGCTACATTCGCGGCAAGTTTCCGCAGGCTCGTATCGTGTTCAAACATGGAAACCATGAGGCGCGGAGTGAGGATTATCTGAAACGCAAAGCACCGGAGTTGCTAGGCGTTGAGGATTTCCAGCTAAACAGGCTGCTACGTTTCGAGGAATTAGGAATTGAGGAAGTTAGCCTTTTGCAAGTTGCCCGATTTGGAAAGCTAGTTGTAATCCACGGCCATGAGTTGCCGAAAGGAATCAGCAATCCAGTGAACGCGGCAAGGGGTATGTTCCTTCGTTTGAATGAAACCTCCATGTGTGGACATTTTCACCAGACTTCACAGCACACGGAAGCGCGTGGAATCAGGAAAGAAGTCGTTTCTTGCTGGACAACGGGATGCCTATGCACTTTGTCACCCGATTACGCCATTATCAACAAATGGAACCACGGCTTTGCAGTTGTTGAAACCGATAAAAGCGGAGACTTTGAAGTGAGCAACTTGAAGATTATTGGAGGGAAGGTGTTCTAATGACTAAGGAAGAACTAGCAGCAATTCCGCAATTATTGCGAACAATTGCAAAGGATTATGAGGAAAACCATTATTTTGCATCGCAATCTATGTTAAAAGCCGCTGAAATAATTGAAAAGCAAGCCAGCATAATAAACCGCGCCAAAGTTGAGTTTTTCCGCAACGGAAGCGATTCAAAAGTGATGCAACGAATGATTCAAATACTGAACGAAATGCCATGAACCTAAACGACCTTGCGAAAATATGCCATGAGGCGAACATCAAATGGTGGATTGACCTACAAACAGGCGAGCCGCTAAAGCGCAACAAGGGCGAGTTGCTTTGCCTTATTCACTCGGAGATTTCCGAAGCTATGGAGGCCGAAAGAAAGAACTTGATGGATGACAAGTTACCACATCGAAAGGGCGCGGAAGTTGAGCTTGCCGACGCCATCATTCGTATTCTCGACTATTGCGCTGCTTTTGGGTTTGACATTCAGGGAGCATTTGAAGAAAAAATGTTATTTAACAGCACCCGTGCTGACCATTCACACGAAGCCCGCAAACAAGCAGGCGGGAAACAATTCTAAACACGAAAAACACATGAAACTAATCACAATCGAACAAGCACGCGAACAAGGATACACGCCACTCGCCGGACCATACGACGCATCTGAACTTTGGATGCTGGAAAACGTAAAAGCAGATATGCAACGCGGCGATATTGACGCGGTAATTGTGAACGAAATGCACAAGCGGATTTACGGTCCGTCCATATGGCGCAAGTAAAGCCATGCCATAAGTGCGGGAAAGAATCATCACCGCGCCTTTATCGTATGTGCGAATATTGCAACGAGCTATATCAAAAAGCAGTTGCGGAAATTAAGCGCAGAAATGAAGCTCCCAAAAACAAAAGGCAAGAAGCTTCGTAAGTTGCTAAAATCAGTTGAGGCTATGTTAAAAGCAGCAAGCCGTGCGATTGATGAAGCCAAGAAACTAGACAAAGAGTCAAAGTATTATTACATGGGAAAGGAATCAGCTTTGATGGAAATTGAGGAGCATATCAGAAAGCTGATTGACTCCGACAAGTAGCCTTTTGACAATTTAGCAAAAGCGCGGAGTGCTGAAACGGTATCAGAGTAGCCTCATAAGCTACGGTTTCGGGTTCAATTCCCGACTCCGCAATTTTGCTTTTGACAGCGCGGCGTCAAAAAGATGCCGCTTTCGCTTTCACAGTTTACGCAATTTCTAATTGACGAAATTGACGATGGGAATACGTCCTTTGTAGAGGACTTATTGACAGACGCAAAAGCGAAGATAGTTGCGGGCGGTGGAGTTATCGACTCCATGACTAGCGGATCTCGAAACGGGAAAAGCTACACCATGCAGATTGGCATGGATTGCGCGATGGTGGCAGCAGCTTGCCGCGCAGCATTAAGAACGGCGGACGTAGATGACGGAAATCCTACGTTCACAGTGGCATCTTTTGAGAATTACTTGCCATGAAGCCGAAAAAACAGCCGAAGAAACTAGGAGCCGGAACTACGTCTTACAAAGAGACGGTTGATTCGTCTATTGACCGCGCAAATGTTCAGTTTCTAATCCCGCAGGATTCACGCCTTTACCTCAGCGCATACACCCGCAAGCAAATCGTTTCCAAAGTAGAATGGTGCAGGCAGAACTTTGGCATTGTGCAAGAATGGGGGCGAGGAATCGCACGTCATACAGTAGGACGCGGAATCTTCGCTTCGTTCAATACAGAGAATGCAGAGTGGAATAAGGCAGCGAACTTAGCACTTGACAGCTATTGCATGTCGCCTTCGCAATGCGACGTAACAGGCAGGCGCAACGCTTACGAAATGCAAGCGCATATCGTGGAACAGTTGGCGATTATTGGCGAAGCGTTCGTGCTGCACTCAGAGAATCCAGACTTCCCATCTCCAAAAGACGGCGTTGGCGATTGTCCTGCTTTCTACGCGATTGAACCGAATGACGTAGCAACGCCTTCAACTAGCTGCGGAGGACGCGAAGGAATCCATGATGGTATTGAACTTGGTGACTTTGGACGGGCGCAATTCTACCACGTAAGACTGGCAAATGATGCGTTCTCAAAGTATGACGCACGCGACGTTTCGCACGTATTCCACGCGCAGGGCACAAATCAATCACGCGGGATTTCACCACTCGCGCCGGGCGTAAATAATCTAGTTGACATTCACGAGCTTAAACGCTTGGAGACGAAGACGGCTAAAACGCAACGGCTTGTTTCGCTAATTATCAAAGGGACAAAGGCAAAAGCAGGAAGGGGCGCATTTGCTTCACTTGCAACGCCGGCAGACGGGACGGACCAAGTTGATACGCAGGCTGTAGAGAACCTTTACCAAGGCGCAGGCGCGGCAATCGCTCGCATGGGTGAAGATGGGAATGTTCAGCTAATCAGCGGAAACACGCCTTCGCCGCTAGTCAATGAATACGTTACGGACCTGCTTTTGCGTGATGCCGCAGCCGGAACTGGCATTCCAGTGGAGTTCTTTTGGAGTCGCGACAAGCTAGGCGGTGCAAATGCACGCGGCATCTTCGCACAAGCGGATGCAGCTTTCTCACTCTTAGCAGACAAGGTGATTTACGGATGGCTTGAACGCTTTATCATTCGCTTTATTGAATGGCGAGTTGCAAGCGGACTTCTTTCGGAACCTCCTGCAAATTGGCGCGATTGCATCTCATACCGCCGTCCTCGCCGCGTCACACTCGACAACGGGCGCGATTCAAAAGCACGCATCGAGGAATTGAATAACGGGCTTGCGACAATGCGCCTAATTTACGATGAGCAGGGCGAGTATTACCTTGACCATATCCGCCAATGGATTCGTGAGTTCCGCGAGTTTGAAGAGGAAGCTATTTTGCAAGGATATTCAGCCGATGAAGCAAAGGCACTCGCGAATAGATGGCGACCTTTACCGCCCGGTAGCGCACCGGCAACTCCGCAGCCCGCGCAAGTAAAGCCGGAAGAAAGCGAAGACGAAACCACAACCGAAAACGAAGATGATTCCAATTCCTGAAACAATTCTCTCACAGCCTTTGGCACTTTTGCCAACGGCAATTCCTGCATTCATTCAGCGTTTCGCTAGTCTCCGCGCACGGTGTGAAGCGATGCCGCAGAACCTTAGTATTGGCGACTTCGTAAATCAGCGCGGGGAGTATTCCGTTGCCGATGGAATTGCGACAATTCACGTCAACGATGTTTTAGCGCAGAACACCACAGGCATTGACCGGATGCTCGGTATGACCGATTACAGCCAAGTGACGGGCGAGCTTTCGCAAGCACTCGAAAATCCAAATGTAAAGGCAATAGTTTTGAACATTAGCAGCCCCGGCGGAAGCGCAATCGGAGCACCGGAAGCGGCACAGGCAATCAACGACGCGAGCAAGCAAAAGCCCGTCATTGCATATATCGGAGAAATAGGAGCATCGGCGGCGTATTACCTAGCAGCGGGCGCATCTGCAATCGTCGCGCAATCTTCCGGCATGGTTGGCAGCATCGGCACGCGCATCGAGTTTCTGGACTTTGGCAATGCAC